GAATGCACCAGCTACAGAAAATATAATACCGCCTAGAGTAATTAAAAATTTTATGTCAACTGCACCCTCCATTACTGACTATCTTTCAAGTGCAAAAGTAAAAAGACTCCTCCAGCAATAAAGCCAATTAAAAAAATACCCTTTAAAGTTTCTACCGCTGTCTTTACCCAAAAAGACTTTTCTTGTTCTGCTTTTCTTTGGGCCTCTTCACGTTTTTCACGTTGTTTTTTATGTTTTTCAGCTATACGTTTAGAGCGTTCTAGTTCAATTTTTTTAAACGTACCCTTGCCCCACTTGTTGTCTATTTCTCTTTCAAGACTTTTTAAGTTACGAGCAATTTGTTCCTTTTCTAAAACATCAGCAGCTACGGAACCAAGAGAAGTATCATCATCAAAAGCATCGTCGCCTTCCTTTGCACGTATGTTAATTATCTGTTGTGTACGGCTTTTAGGTTTACCTTTAGTTTCTGGTTTTTGTTCTGCCTCTTGTGCAGTAAATAAATCGTCTAAACCTTTTGCAATATCCTTAACGTGCTTTGCGCTTTTTACTAGCGTTCTTGTTGTGGCTATGGCAGTTGCTATAGTAACGGGGTCCATTAGTCCCTACCCATCCACTTTTTTACAGTTTGAGATTCCCAAATACGAATAGATAACCATACAATAGTAAACACCGCAGCAATATCGGGAAGCAAAGAAAACCAACTTCCAAGCCCACCTGCTACAGCAGCAACATCTATTACAGGTTTAACTTCCATTATGCTTCAGGCCAGTCGTAGATTGGAGCGTTGCCTGTAGGTTTACCGTCACTGTCTACGGGCGCATCAAACAAAGCTTTAAAAGAAGTAAATACCGCATCAACTTCAGTATCATGGTCAGATACTATTTTCTTTTCAGCATCCGTACGGTTATCTGGATGTTTTGCTTTTGCCGCTGCGTAGTCTGAAGGAGTTTCTGGATACGTTATATCTGTTATAGCCTTTTCGATAGCTGCACACTTAGTAATAACTGCCGCACGGTAAGTCGATACATCAGAGTCAACCTCACGATCACGTTCTGCCTTAGCAATTACTTGCCAATCTGTAGGAGCCAAAAGGCTGTTGGCTGTTTCTTTTGTCTTGGCAATCCATTGTGACTTGAGACCTAATGTAGTAACTTTTTCACCATCATCATTAGTAACTGTAACATCATCTAAGTTTTTTTCGGTAGATGTCCAAGAGCCATCAATGTTGTAGCTTGAGTAATAAAACTTATCATCAGGCTTGGGTTGCTGCACAACTTCACGGATAAACAAAGTTTGTCCACCTTCATCAAACAAAGGCTCATCTACCTTAGCATTGTTGGTCTGACCGCCATCTGGTCTAAAGACGACTGCTAAAGATTTAAACGACTGCCGACCTTTACCGTCAGCAACAATCGCATCGCTATCGTTTTTAATAATATACATTAGTTTCTCCTATCTTGCCGTTGCTGGCGTTGTTCCTGCAAATGGATGTTCTGCAAATGCCATGTAGATGTAAGTTTCGTTATTGCCGTTATCACCCGCAAGAGCATCACGAACTTTAAATCCATTAGACAAAAAATCCCACAGATTTGAAGATGCTTCTGCACTAGTATCGTTAGCAATGAGATTTAAATCAGTTACGTTATAGGGGTTACGAGCAGAGTCATGGATAACCCACGGTCTTGAATTAGCATCAACGCCTTTTACCATAATCCATGCAGGTTTAAAGCCTAACTCAATAAAAGGTCCGTCAGAATTTCCATTGCCTTCAAAGCTGCCAAATTTACTAAATCCTGGTTTTTCACACCAACAGTATGCAATCATATCATCTGTTGATTTATTTACATCAGTCGTTCCATCCACTGAAAAGACCGTGCTAGTTGGTGTGGTGTCCTGCCAACGATCAGTAGCCGTCATTGCATTAGCAGAATCTAAAAAACTAACGTGGGTATTGTTTTGCCCGACATGATAGGTCGCCCAGTTGTTTCCTGCGCTGTCACGGTTTTTTACAAGAATCCATTCTGGAACAGCCCCAAGACCATGTGCTACCGTAGCGTTAGCTCCAGTTCCTGTCCAAGATACGATACTAAAACCAGCCGTTTGATTTACGCTAACCGTAGATGATACAGACCCGCCACTTGGTGTAGACGTTGCGTTTCCAGCAAGCCACTGCCAACCAATAATACTATTTGTATTTCCATTGAGATGATTTCCAGAACCCACTTCAAAACCATTTGAATTAAAAGCAGTCAAACCATCTGAGTCAGTAGCTTCTGCATCGTGAGCAGAAGGTTGCAAAACTTTAGTGACTCCTCGTATAGCGTCATACAGTCTATGACCATGATCTCCTAATGTACGGTTTTTGCCCCAGACCATATCTGGTTGGAATGTGCTATTGCCAGTTTGCGCTATATCATTGTTAGCAGAACCATTACCAGTATAAGCTGTTGCTTGAAAATAAGCAGATCCGTCTTCAATAGCGGGTGCATTAGCTGCAAATTGATTAGTAGTGTTTATTGCTTTGGCACCTGTAGGTAACGTTTGGGTCCAGTCGTCTTCTTGAAACCTAAGTTCGACAGTACCGTTATACGTCTCAATAAACGGCATCCAATCTGTTGCTGTGAAACTGCTTATGATTGTGTCAAATGAATCGTTGTTTTTTCGCACTTTTAAATTCGTGCCATCGACGTGGAAGCTGATTACATCACCAGTGGTAAACGACGACCACGCGCTGTGCGTTCCCGCACTCGCGGCGGCACCGTTGTCGCTTTGATAGATCGTATTGTTTTGATCCCATACGTGGTATGTGTGATTGCCGGTTGTGCCACCGCCGTGACCGCTGGAGGGATGACTAATACCTTTGTTAGCTGAAGCCACGCCAAATCTTTGCCCCGACCCTGCGCCATTAGCGGTGTTTTTGATTTCCCAATATGCGTTATTAAATAGTGTATGTGTGCCACCTACTCCCTCATTCGAGGTAGACCCGACCACCTTCAAATTGCCCTCGCTTAAAGTCTGAGAGGACGCTGCCCAAAGAGGTGACATAACGCAGTGATTGTTAGTTGGCGAGTCGCTGGTCTGCGTTGCAGAATTATTGTTGGTGAAATCGTTGCTATTGCCGCTGGCGTCATCGCCAAGATCAGCCCCAGATGCGGCAAAGTTTAAGTAAAAACCGTTTGTACCAAAAGTTAATCCACTAACATTTATAGGACGCCAAACACCGTTGTCATCTGTTTCACCAAAACTAGTTGGTGCTAATTGAGACCCATTGACATAAACGTATTCACTAAAATATCCGTCATAGTATTGAGCTGAGTTTGTTGGATGTTTACCAATGATCATATCACTAGTGCCGCCAATGTCTGGAGCAGCATCTTGATTGCCAGTGCTATGTTTAGTAAAACTAGTTATCTCATCTCCATTTATGTACAAACGTAAACGATTATCTGCTGTCCCATTAGTAGAATCAAAAGCCACGACAACATGATACCAACCATGTGGATCGCGAAACATCGCGGTAGTTTCCCAGTACCAAACAGGACTAACACCAGTAAGATAAATATTAATTAAAGCACTTGTTGATGAGTTTTCGTTAATAGAAATATATGCTTCATCTTGAGCATAAAACATTTGTCGGCCAGTAACGCTGCCAAACTTAAACCAAAACGACAATGTCCACTTTTGTTGGTTTCCAGCAGAACTAGGAGTGCGCGTAAGATACCCGCTATCGTCGTCGTTAAACACAGCACTGTTATCGACCTGATAACCACCACCAGCAGCACCAGCAGCACCTGTCATTAAGTTACGGAAACCCGTCATTACTTCATATCCAATCCAGCAGCAAACCCATACCAGCGGGTTCCTGCGTCTATGGTTGTAAACACAAGAACGTCAACCCCTGCCGAAGTTAATGTAGGGGCTGTTCCACCAGCAAAATCTACGGATGCTGGCCAGTTGACCGTCTGACTTCCACCGTTGGTCAAATACAAAACAAAACCATTTTGTTCGTCAGAAGCAGTAGGATTGCTAAACGTAAAGGTGTTTGCACTAGTGTCTACTGTTGCACTGACTGAGTTACCTAAGGATAGGTCAATGTCTTGCGTACCACCACCAGTTGATCCGATGGCGTTAGTAACTTCGCCGTAGTCTTTAAGGTTTACACGTTGTAAGTAGTTGTCCTGAAAGTTCTGACCTGCGCTCCAGTTTTGAGCTACGTCAAGTTTAGCTGTATCTGCATCGTATTGTTGAAGAGTTACACCTAAATCATCTGAGTCGTACTTACTATTGACCGCTGTTCGTACAGCAGAAAACTCTGTGTTAAAGTCTCCACCAGAAATAATTTTGTTTGCATCAGAATCAGCCAGAGAATCTTTACCGGACCAGCTAACTTGAATTGTATAATCGCTCATTTATTTAACTCCTTGAAGAATATCGGGCTATCCCGTAAAGTGATTTTGCGCTACCGTATAATGCTGCGTCTCCTGAATCAAAAGGAGAGCGTTCCTCTTGTCGTTGGTTTGATAGTTTCATAAACAACTGTTGCCTGTCCCACTTTGGCGTAGGGGGCTTAGGAAAAGGTTTAAATAAAGGTTTAGTTCGTCCACGGGGCATAATTAACTTCTAAGCCTTTCCCCGGCCCAACGAGCTAAGTTTTTCTTTTTCTTTTCCTCTGTCATTTTTTTCTTTTTCTTTTTGACAAATTTTCCGGCAACTCTATTTTTTACTGGTTTCATAGTACCACACCATATTCCTTGTTTCGTTCACGCACTAACGCAAGTAGCTTTTCTCTTTCTTTTTCCCATACAGTATTTAACTGCTCAGTACGGACTTTAGGATTATCCGTTGCCACTCTTTTAATGCGTCCTGTAGGAGTGGGAACGGAAACCTGTGTAACTTTTGGTTTTGTTCTTTTATCGGAAGGAGTAAACAATCCCCCCTGTGCAATCTTAATATTTGCGGTTTTAGGAGCAGGTCTTCCTTCGGAAACTTCTTTAGCTTTACTTCCTTTTTGAACGTCATGCTTTTCGTAGTCCTTTTCTTTAACTTCGTCAAGCTCTTCGTTCTCGTGCATAAGTAAACCTATTAAATTTTGTAGGTCTTCTGCTTCCTCATCAAACCCATCCCCCTTAAACTCTAGTTCGTTTTCCTCTAAAAAACTAGCTATTTGTTCTTCAGTAGCTCCAGGATTTGACTGTTTAAATGCCTTAAGAAGAAGTTCTTTATACAGTCGGGCTATTTTATTTTTAATACGATCAAGTTCTAAATTGTAACTTGCATCTGATAAAGCATCTTCTAAAGTAATCATAATTGAGCCCTGTGTTGTAGTAGTGGGAGGCCCCTTAAGACCAGAGCCTCCCTATGACTACTTAGGTAGCGGGAACAACAAACGCTACACCAGCATCGTCGCGGAGTTCCGCAACGCCATAAAGCGTATCGGCAGTGAACAGATCACCAAGATACTCTTGCTTGTATTGCGTCTGAGACCGAACACCCATTTGCTCTGCAAAGCAAAGAGCATCTTTGTGCATCATAACACCGACACGCTGGGCATCGGAGTTGATGGACGGGCAGTTTGAAGAAACATAAACGTCCATGCCATAGATGCTACCGATCTTTCCGGTCTTGATAGCTTCGCCGTTACCAATGAACTGCTGTTCAGTGAAGCGGTTAATGCCAAGCATATCATTTGCGGCAATCGGAGGAATAACCATAAAGCGATTATCCGAAGGAACATCAGCGTTGTCCAGTTTCAGGATCATAGCCCGAATACCAGCATCCGTAATGTCCGTAGCGTTTGAGGAGTTACCCGTGTACAGTGTCGTACCGTTGCCGCCAATAACGGCTTTTTCGTACAACGAAGCACCAGTACCACCTACCGTACCGCCTTGAAGAGCTTCAGTAAGCGTAAACAAATCAGTATCTACTTGTTGTGCCAAAGCATAACCAGCATCGTCAGTGTAGAACCGACGAAGAGACTGAAGAGCTTGAACTTCCGTAATGTCTTCCATAAGTACGGAATACTCATAGTGCTTGTTAATGCTGACCTGCACTTCACTGTGAGTATCGCCCTGAAGCACTACTTGAGTGTTTGCAGCTTTAGCATTAGCAGAACCACGAACTGGCTTAGGAATGTGAATGGTATCACCTTTCTTTCCAGCATGGTTGATTTTAGTGACAAGATTACCAAGAACAAGATTTTTCTTGTACCCAGCAATTACTTCATCGGACCACAACTCAGGTATAAAAGTTGCCCCTGTCGTGGTCGTCTGATGGTTAGAACCCAAAGCCATAATTAGCTCCTTTCTTCTTTATAAGGGTTATTTGACTCGACCCTCTGCATATGCCGCAAGTATTTCGTCCTGCAAATCTTCATAACGCTGAGGATCATTTGTTTTAAGTCTGATTAGATCAGCCCTACGGTAGATTTTTTTACCGGATGTGGATTCCGAAGAAGTCCTTGATACGCCCTTTCCTGCCTTCATAGCTTGTTCTCGTTCAGCAACTTTGTTTGCTTCGGCTTCGCTTGTGTTACTAATTAAGGCTCGTTCTTTCCAGTTACCTATAAGTTCCAAAGCGGAGTCTAAGTTATAATTATGTGCCGCTACAAATAGCTGCTTACGTATCGGGCTTTCTTGAACCCACTCCTGAAACTTGGAATCACCTACGATTTCAAGATAATCAGGATGCGCCTCTTTCAGTCGTTGAGTTGTAACTTGCACATGTTGTGCTTTTTGTTGCTCTTCAAACTGACGGAACTTTGGATGATTTTCAATGGCTTTACTGACGGCTTTGCCAGGGTCATCAAAAAAATCTAACTCCTCTTCTGGCTGCTCTTCTGTTCCGTTTTGACTAGTGGTAACTTGTTGCTGAAGAATACCATCCGTAAGTTTACGAAGCTCGCCTAGTTCTTGGCCTTTCCTTCCAAGTTCTCTTTCCAAGTTTTCGTAGGAGGAAATAATATCTTCCATCGACTTGTTCTTAAACTTGTCAGGTAGTTCCACCTGCGGTTCCTCTTGAGGTTGTTCCACTTGGGGAGCCTCTTCGATGTTCGCATATTCTACGCCTTCTTCTGGTTTAACTTCTTGTTCTGGTTCTACAACAACACTATCCATAGTACTAACCTCCGTCCTGTATAAAGATTATGGAGTTAAAATATGTTGGGATTAAAGGTCTAACTCTAATTGATCCAACGCTAATTTGGTGGTCTCCTCTAAATTAATAAACATATTTAGCATATCCACCTGCCCTTTTCGTAAAAAGAGCGTCTTCTCATCTTCTATCGTCTGTATGTTTTCTAACGATTTAGCCATGTCCTCTAATTCTTTTATAAAAATAGTCCAGGCATCGCTGTTAAACAAGTCAAGACGTTTTTCAAGAATTTCTCTGTCAGTCATTATCTACCCGTTTCGGCTGCTTTAGCTAAATTAAGAATAGTTTCGGACTGCAAGTGTTCTACTTCTGGCATGTTCCTCATTGTTTCTGACTGAACATTTTGTGCATCTACTTTAAGTTTTTCAATACGTGCCATTTTTTCTGCAAGATCAACTTGTATTTTAGCTACAGCAGCTTCGGAGTTCTTGTCTTGAGCATCGGACTGTAACTTGGCTGCGTGAGCCATGTCCTTCATTGCTCCGGCCTTCATTTCTTCAATTTCCATTTGCAGCTTCATAAGCTCAAGCTGTTGTACCATCTGTTGCATTTGTTGTGCCTGAGGGTTCGGCTGTAGGGACTGAGCGATAGCGGCCTTCATCTGATCCCTGTTAGACATGGAACTATTTTCAAAAATAGACATAAGCAACATGGCATGAGGAGGAGTCCCTGGTTGTGTCATTGACATCAACTGGATCATCTGGGTCATCTCCAGTTCCTTAGCCATAATACCCATAGAAGAGTAGGCCTTAAACTTATAGTCTCCTGCTGGATAACGATCAGGAGAAAACTGAATATAACGAAAGGCAGACTTTTCAATTAAGGGAATTAAAAAGTTTTCTTGGAAGTTCATAATGGTACGTTTCTGTCGCTTAATAGAAGCAGCCTGTATCATGGACATTCCAGAGGCAGTAGAGTTTCTGGGGTTTGAGAAGTTACTGTTAGCACTGTCCATTGCCCCAGTACCCATCTGAACCATCCGCTCCAACTCACCGGCCTCAGTAAAGGTTGTATTGGATACGGCACCAAAGTTTAAGGGGAACAAGGTTGACCGGGGATCACCGTTTGTAAGAATTGTCTTACCGGCTTTGACCTCGAACTTGACACCCCTAGGGAGACGAGTAGCGTCCACACCAAGCATCGGGTGTGTCGTAAGGGCAAGAGCGTCAATCCTAGCACGTAGCTCTGCGTCAAGAGCTTTCTGAGGATTATAACCTTTCTCTGCCACCCCTCGCCCCCAAAACTTATTGGGAACACGATCAAGTTGAAAAGCCACAAAAGGACGATCTTGCATTAAGTAAGGGTTTTCTGCGGCCTTAAGTACAATGTGGTCATTAGCGATAACGACAACTGATTCTACAAGTTCATCGTCTTCGTAGTCAAACTCTTCTTCCATAGAGTTGCTACGATCATTTAAGTATTTTTTAGGAACCTGTCCCCAGTACTCTACAATTTTGACTTTATCTTCGCTACCCAAGTCGTTACTGTATTCTTCGTCGTAGCCCAAGTCCATTTTATCATAGTCACCAAGCGGTTTATCTTCGTAAACACCTTCCTTCATTCCTTCCATAATTTCCCATTTGGGCTTAATAACTACCTGAGCAACGCCCAGAGCTTCATCAATTGAAGTAACACAAGGATCAATTACAAACTCTTTTGGAGTTAGTGAGTCTACTTTAACTGACGTAATAACTTTTTCTTGAACTGCTACATCTGTCGTAAGAGTTCCAGGGATGCCTGTTTCTACTGGAACCTTTTCTATTTCGTCCATTACATTTATTTTTGCAATGCCCGTACCATAAATAGCAGCATTAAGCAAAGACTCAACAATTGAATCTTTTACTTTACATCGCATCATATCTTCTTGAAGTATGGTTCGCATAACGGCAATATCCGTAGGATTTTGATCCGTTACGTCATCACGTATATCAAACCACATATCTCTACCAAAGATAGCTTCTTCAAGTTCCGCTACGGTAGATTCAATAGCTTGTTGTGTTGCGGGAGAAATTAATTTGGAGTTTTCTGACTCTCTTGTTTTATCTTCGTAAGACCAGATACCTCGCCAAATGCGATAGTACTCGTCCCATTTTTCCATGTAATTAGTATTACGGTGGTCTTCCCACTCTTCGACCTTGTTCATCACCCATGACGCTAAGGATGCCTGAGGGTCTCTGTATACTAAGCTATCCATAAATTAATACCCCGATACCGTATCTAGTGGTTCCCACTCGTCTATTTCTATTGAACTTGCATAGTCAGCTACAGAAACTTGGTCTATGTATGCTAGAGAGTCCAGTAAGTCATCGTGGGATAGTGGACTTGGAAAGTCTAGCATTTGAGAAATAAACTCATGGTTCCAGTTTGCCTTACGAAATTTAATCTTACCGTGTTCCATTCGGCCCTGTAAGGCCCAGACTATTCTGTCTTGTTTTCTTTTGCCGCCGTGGGTAACGTCCGTTATGTTTATCCACCTTCCCCTTACTCTCATTTCATCTTCGATGTAGGGCATAATAGCATTCTTTAGCGCACCCGATTCAATTCCTACTGTAGTGGCATTGACATCCTCAGAAACATCAATAATCTTTTCGGCAGTTTCTTTAATGTTCCAACGTCCATGGTGTATGTCTTTAACTAACCACTCATCCCCTACAATCTTAACTACAGATATTGCTGTTTCGTCAAGCTTAGAAGATTTTAATCCCCTACCCTTATCCGCTTTTTCAAAGCCAGCCGGGTCCACCGATACCACATAATGACCCACCTTAGAGGAAGTTTCCTCATCAAACTCTTCATCTTCTTCATACTTGACCCACTCTTCTTGAAACACCCCTCCAGAAAAACTTTCAAATGTTGCTTCAAACTCTTGTCTAAAAGCTTGTGTAGACATGGATTTTTGTGCGGCGTCAATTTCGGCTGGGTCCAAAAAAGGATTATCTGTTGAAACAAACTGATAAGACTCCCAGTCCTCTTCGTTTTCCGGTAGCTGTGCTTCCAGCCATAACTTATGAAAGTGGTTTTTTCCTGCTGGTGTTCCTATAAATAAGGCACCACCCTTAACGTCTGCCAGTGTGGGCCTTAAGATCATCTCCCATACTTCTGGTTTCATAGAGGCATACTCGTCCATAACGACATATGCAAGTCCCACGCCCCTTAGAGTATCTGGTCTATCTGATCCCTTTAAATATATCTTTCTATCGTTGACCAGAGTAATCGTTGCGGTATTCTCATGTGTGCTTTTGATTACACTTTGGCCCACGTCCTTAAGGATAGACCAGAGAATATCTTTAGCTTGTTGAAACGTAGGTTT